TGTGTTCCGTTATCACTTCATCCGAAGGTTCACTAGATGCTAATTCGCCGATGATGTTCCGAACCATCGATGGTGTTACTGATACCATTAAAATACCGCCTACAGTTCGTATTCAATCCAAACTGTTACCGTTTTAGTATCTCCACCATTAGCAATCGTAACTGTTAAATCGCCCCTAGAAAGTATAGGATCGACTCCATAGGTATTACTGCCTATAGTTCTTTCCTTAACCAAATAATATTCTGTATCAGAAGTAACACCCGTAACGGAAAGAAGCGATATCCCATCAGAATCTTCGATGGTTACATCAGCAGATGTAGATGTTCCTAAATCAACGAAAGCCCTAATAGCTTTAACAGTGTAGCTTGGCATTTCAATAGTTCCGCTGCCATCACCAAGTGCATCTGTGGTTATAGTCCCTGAACTACTTCTCATAATTTTCTTCATACGATCACCGATTAAATTAAATTAAGCCTTCTATCCACTGTATAAAGCGGATAGAAGTTTAATTTGAATCAAGATGTAGCAGATTTACTGCACATCTATCCGTGCTATAGCCTTCCCGTGTATGTAGAAGTAGTTCAGCCGCATCGTAGCAACTGCGCCAACCAGATCGTAGATATCATCCTTGATTCTGGTAATGGTCAACGGTCGTCTAATCAAGCAGCCAACTGCGTTTCTAGCATCGATAACGTACACTTTATCATCGGCAACGCGCGAACTTCGCAGAATGGGCAATCCGTAGATTTCGCCTATGAAACCCGTTTTCCACATTTCATTGGTGCCCCATATCTGATACTGATTAAAGTCATCAATATCACGCACTTCCCATGCCTGCTTAGGGGACATCAATATGTGGGTTCCCTTATAGTTGTTCTTTTCCAGATAGTAGATTGCCTTACTGAAATCTGCCGCTGCTACTTCGCTTCCAGCAGAATTGAAGTTCATAGATTCCGCAGCAACACCCGCATCAGCCGCAGTAAACCATAGGCTATCCTTCTTTACTGCTGCAGCTCTGCCAAGTTGTTCCAGATGGTATGCCAAAACATCAAAGTGGCTATCCTCGATCATTTCGCGTGTGATCATACTGCGTACGCCGTACTTTTTGACCGTTATCGTTCTGCTCGTGTAGGCTTCTTCTGCCATAGGAATCTGTGCACCAGCCGCGATTTCTTCAAACGAAATCTGATCAGCTTCGGCAAACACGAATTCCTTACTGTTACCTTCAGTAAGCCTAAATTCGTTCGTTATCCTATCGGTGAATATTTCTGCTTCCGCTGCACGCAGAACCACATCGTGAAGCCTATCCATAATGAGTTCGGATTCCATCCCTGAGCTTAGCGCTTCTACCAATCTCTTTTTGGCTTCTTTAAGCTCCAGCTCTGGTTCAAGCCTTTCCCGTATCCTCTCATCGATCTTTGTGCTCATCCTCATTCACCTACTTATTTATATACACCTTGAATGTTCTAGTTGAAACTGCACCCGTGCTCTTACTCAGTGCATACCCAAGTATCGCATCTTCCGTATCGGTACCTTCAACGTAATCCGCAACTTCATCTTCAGAATCAGAAGCCTTCACTAGTGCACCCGCTGCAATTGCACCAGCCGCCTTAAAGAGCGCTACGCCCCTCACCATAACGGCAACGGGTTCGCCAGTGGCAACAGTATCAAATGCAACCCCGATAACTCTGTTAGCATTGCTACCCGCGTACTTTTTAACGGTTTCATCATCGCACATTTCTACCAGATCGCCCGCAGCTATTGCACCGCTTGCGGTAAGCGTAATGGTGTGCGCGCCTTCGTGTACTATATAATTTCCCGTAGCCATTCTATTTCACTCTTCTCCTTACTTTTTTTAAAATTCTATTCGGATCTCTCCGCTTTCTTTATCCCAATATTTGGATTTTACCTTTGGCGGTTCGACAAGTTCACCCTTAGGTTCAGGATCCTTTTCAATTATGATCGGTTCCGTGGCGGGTTCCGATTCCATCATCCTTTCCCTAAGCTCATCGAACTTTTTCTTGATTGGTTCAAGATGTTCAAGCAAGAATTCGAGAACCACTAATTCTGTATCATCGGGAAGACTCATTTCGACTTCAAAGCCTTCAAACAGCGATTTCACCATTTCCAGCTTTTCCAGCCGTTCCTTTTCCCTAATCTCATTCAATCTTGCTTCTGCATCTTCGAGAGCCTTTTCAGCTTCTTCACGAAGCCGCCTCTCTTCTTCAAGAGTTTTCTCCATCTCTGCCAATCGCTTCGCCAATTCCGTTAAATCCATAGCCTTTTCTTCTTCTTCCATCTTTCTAACCTTTTCTTCGTTTATGCTATCACTATCATCTTTTAGCTGTGTTGATTCCATTAGGAACAACTTACCCGCCATTTCCAAAGATGGAGTTTCATTCGGATGTAGCTTAGCATCAGCTACACCACCAGCCACAACAGCACTAAGTTCACCGAACTTAATGTTTGTGGGTATCGCGTAACACACGTTACCATTATACTTTCTACCCTTTATGTGGGAACAGTTCGAAAATTCTTCTCCACAAATCGAACATATAAGATTTGCCCTCGCGGCGATGCTAACATCGGTTGCCACGCCGTACTTAATCTTCTCAATGGTAGCATCATCGACCACGTTAATGATGGCGTGAATCTTACCATCGCTGAAGCCGACATCCACAACCCTTCCCACAAGACTATCCATTCCAACGTTATGATCCTTTAAGAAGGGGGCACCAATCAAACTCTTATAAGATCTTTCCAACTCTTCTTCCTTATACCAATTATAGTTGGAACTCTTACCCGCACTAACGGCAGTAGCCTTCACAAGATACTTATACCCCAACTTTTCTTCTTCGGGTTCAGCTTCTCGGATCTCAACTACCTTCGCTGGTAAAATAATCTCATTCAAGGATACATCAGCTTCATTCGTTTCTTCTTCATCTTCGTGTGGTGATAATCCCGTGCTCTTAACACAAACAGCCCAAGCATAATCGTTTATCCTTTTTTCATCCCAATCGGGATGATCCTTACGTGCTTGCTTTTTCACCTTAGCAACGCATCTATCCAACTTAGGCGGTTCCGAAATATCAACTTCAGCCACTATTGACACCATGGGATTGGTTTATATTTTGGAACGGGCTTACCTTCATTCTTAGCGTGATCCTTCAATCTTTTAACCAGATATCTGTATTCGGCGCAGAATCTGCTCTTAGTCCAGCCCTTCGGCAATATACCCCGCTTATAATAGTGATGAAGTAAGGATAATCCAAAGGTTATCTGCTTAATGTTACCGTGCCCCATCCTCGGTGGGGAATGTTTCTGTTCCGCGCAATCGCCGCATTCTTTAGACATAAAGCATATCACCTAATTAAGTAAAATAAGTTTTCAATTGTATAATTGAACTCCTAACTTATAAATCTTTCGGTTAACCTTTAGGTTCATCAGCAGCATCGTACTTAGCGTTAAACACTTTCACCGTGAATCCATTATCCTTCGGACTCAATCTAGCCTGTCTACCCAACATAGTATCAATGCCCAAAAGTTCCCGCGCTTCTCTCCTACTGATTATACCACTAGTGAAAAGGTTAATCACAAATTCTGGATCAGTTTTCTTTTCTTCGCCCCAAACAAACCTTATCTTGTTGCTGCCCGCGATCGCCCGCGTAATCTTCGTGAATGGAACTTCCAATTCCTTCCTCAACGCTCTGATTCGGCGCTGAAAATTCTCCATCATAACGTTCGCGGTAGCTTCAGTACTGCTATACGCTAAACCCATCAATATTGGAGGAACCCTAGAACCGATAATCAGAATGTTCATAATGTGATCCAAGAATTTACTAGCTTCAGTAAGCGTAGTCCTACCCCTACTAGCCGAACCAATCAGATCTATGGTAACCGAATCCGTAGTAATGATATCCATATCGGGCTTAATCTGCTCGATTTCTTCACGATAGGCTTCCAATTCATCAGTACCCAACGGATAGCCTTCGGTGCTAATCCTATAGTGAAGAATCGGTGCCGCGTAGCGATGCATTATTCTACGCATATCGGTTTCCAATTCGGTCTTA